AAGAAATATCAAAAAGCTGTCAAGTCTTTTTTTAATAAAAATTACTTTGTTTGTTCAACGTTTGAACTAACAATATTTTCCAAACCATAAAACAGCTTTGAACATAGCCCACGCTTTGACTTTAGAAACTAAATCATGAATCATAATCTCTTGGAAAACTTCATCGACTAAATCTTTCGGTCTTGATTGATATCCATAGTAAGCATCATGAATTACGGAAGCCCTCCGATATTTTCCACTGAAGGGACTCCCGATAACTCTCCAAAAGAAACGAGGGATACTCGCTCCGTCAATAACTGTGCCGGCAGTTGCAACCCATATTAAATTATTATCATCCCGATAGATCAAAGCTTTAGTCAATACCATTCGTCTATCTTGTTGTATCCACTTTGTTACAACTTCACCTTGTAAGAACTCACCCATGTTAATTCTTCCTTCCGGCGCATCCCCTAGTATTCTCTATAAAAGTCCCCATGATTTTAGATGTGTTTTCAGCAACATCATTTGACCTTTCAGCAATGGAAGAAATGACTTTATCCCTTCGGTCTAAATGTTTAAACACTATCCAAATCAAAACTAAAAAAGCTAAAAAACAAATTGTTAATACTGGAGCTTGCCGGATTCCCTCTTTTATTAATTCAGAAGTTTCCATTATGAGTAACTCCCTTTTATACTAATCATAATCCCGTTATATTGAGCTGACGCGAATGTTGTCCCTACTTCAGCATAGTAATGGATTAAACAATTTGTCGTTGTTATATCCTCAGCATAAAAAGAAAATGCAAACCCAAAAGCTCCAGTAAATGATCCTATTCCGGCCGGATCTCCTGTTTGCCCCATAGAAGTTATAAAGATATGAGGTGCGAAATCAAAAGTAACTCCGAAAGTTTCTGTTTGTGTTACTGGTTTAGCATTTGTTCCAACAACCCAGCTCCACATAATAACTTCATCTTTTCTGTAATTTATAGTTTTATTAAGATCTTGAGTTGCATCCCAATAAATAGAACCGATTAAAACCGTCTTAGTTCCGACTGAAGAACTTCCTCCGGGCACTGCTCCACTATCTACGTATTCAATATCCCATTCCCCGTCATCGTCATCCATTTCTAAATAGACATCCGTCCAGTCTGTGGCATCGAGTTGTGCTGGGTCTGAAGTTGTCGTCGCCTTATACCTCATTTCATTATCATAAATAATCCCGCAAGCTGTTACCCCACAAGTATCATCGTCAACTCGGTATAAAAACCCGCCAAATTGTATCCCGTTTCCTAACGTGTCAAGTAAATCCTCGTCTTGTTCATCAAACTTTAAACCGTCTGAATCAATAACAACTTTTTCCGCACCGGCTACAAACGCCCTTACCTTGTCATCGTCTGTACTTTTCTCAAAACAAAACCCTGTATCGGCATCAGCATCATAAATACATTTAGCCGCATTCAAAAGAATCCCTATAGCTTTTGTTGTGTATATTTCCGCACCTTCGACATCAAACCTTATAATATCTTCATCGGCAGATTCTTCGCACTGGATCTTTGTATCATTATCAGCATCAGTAATTATATGATAAGCTTTCCAAGTATTCACAGCAGTCGCCCAATACCTAACATTTGTGTCTGTAGCGTGATACGTTTCTGAAACAGTACATGTCGCTGGTAAAGCGGCGGCAAGACCATCTTGAAAAGGAACGTGTAATTCATCATCAGTTGCGGCCGCGTGCTGAACGTCAGCTTGAGAGTGAACAAATAAAAGAGGTTTTACGCTGTAAAGTAAAAGCCCAAATATTAGAAAGGTTAATATAATAGTTAATTTCTTATTCATTTTCTTTCCTCCATTAATTTTTAATAATTTAATATCCTCTGACTTGAATGTCAACAGTTCCAGCCTGTAAATTATTTGTCACGTTATTTTTTAATCTATACTCAATTGAACTTACACCACCGGGTACGTAATTCTTTGAAACAACTTCAGCATAATAATCGCCTTGCTCATTAAGCAAAGCCCCAAATTTTTTATAATAAACTAAATCTAGAGTCAAAGTATTCGTTCCTGATCCTGAATAAGCCTGATCCTCATGCGATTCCTGCCAGTACATAACGGTTGCCCTTGCTTTCAAATAATAGAGTCTGGCAACTTTGCTTGTGTCCCGAGTCCCGAGAGTGAAACGAATCTGATAGTAACGGCATTCATATTCACCAAAGCCCCAATTTTCCCAATCTCCATACGAATCACCGTCCAATTTATATCTTATCTCGACTGCATAATACGAATCATCACCTTGAACATTATGAACTATATTTATTCTCGCTCTGTAATCCTGAGTCAGATCAACTTCCTTTGAAGTATAGATTCCTTCAGCAACATACAAACCATTTTCAAGATTTCTTAATTCAAGAAATTCAGCAATGGTTTTAGATTGAACATAAGGACGGTTCATCGAGTCAACGTATTGATTGCCGTTTGCATCTTTCATGAAACTTTTTTCTATAGCTGTTTTTGCTTCCATAGATTTTAAAGTCATAATATATTGATTGTCAGAAGCATCTTTATATTTACCAGAGTTTGCATCAACGACATCGGCCGTTTCAGAGCTGTTTGAAATAGATCCCTCTTCCCAAGTGTCCAGATCATCTTCCTGTAAATTTAAAACGTCTGGAGTCTTTGAAACAACTATTGTTGATTCGGCGGCTGTGTTACTGAAATTATAACTGGAATCGATTGCTTTAATCATATAAACTTTCGATCCAAAGCTTGGTGTTGATAAAACATAATCTGTACCAAGTATTTCAGTTGCTATAATCGAAGAATCTTCCCACTCAGTGTTTTTTTCTCGAATCTCATATCCGTATAAATCCACATCGGGATTTGCGCCGTAACTGAATATAATATCGTTTCCCCTTTGTATAGCAACGAATCCAGTTACATCGTCCGGTAATGCTGATTTACCAAGTACATATATTTCAGCACTTGCCGCATCATCTATGCTTTGTTCTTCCCCGTATTCTGTAGTTGAAACAACAGCGACTTTATAAGTATTCAGATCTTTTATACCTCCGATAATATCGTATCTGTCTTGAGAGGTTTCATCAATTAATTCCCAAGAGTCCCCGTCATCACTTGATAAAAATATCTTTGCACTTTTCCAAGTATTAACAAACCAATCACCCAGGTCAGGTTTACGATATGAAACTTCAATTACAACCTCGATTGTCCCGTCTTTATTTTTCTGAATACGTTCACTTAACTTTAATTCCAAAACATCCGGGACTGAAGCATCAAGACTTGAATAATTAGAAGTAGGTATATCTGGAGCGGTATCATCATAAACATTTGTGTTATATTCCATCGCTGTGATTTTCACTTCGTCGGATGAATCCCTTTGCATGTCTGTAATTCTAAAAGGTTTCGTGTTTACGTCCTCCACTCCAACGGAATATAAATCATCTTTCGCTGGAGTAAACCCGAAAGCCCCTGAGCAATTTACCTCCCGATAAGATCCTGCGGCATCTGTAACAAACTTTTCCTCGATAGTATCATCGTCAGCATCTTTAATTTTAATAGTATACTGACTGCCACCGGCCAACGTAACTTCCCGGTCAAGTTTTATTTTTGTGGTAGTGTTGCCGGTGGCAATCGCATTGTCAGCTAAATATGTTTTTGCTCCTGTGTCGTCTGCGGCTACGGAATAGCCGAGTTCCAGCCCGCAACTCGCGCCGGTATTAGTCCCGGAACTCCAGAGCAATGTTAAAGTTGTTAATGTCGCATTCGCTATTGTTATTTTTGAGTTTGCTCCATCGTTATACGTGACAGTAGTTGCCGCGTCACCCTGTGCCCTCATTCGTCTTTGTAGTTCTGCGGCAAGATTCGCCGGCGTATATGTTGTATGAATTAAAGTACAGGCAAAAGTATCCCCGTCCTCCGTCCAATCTAATTTGTCATTAATACCCGGCATGATTCTAATATTGTCTTGAACGTTCCCGGAAAAAGACCATTGAGGTAAATCATGACTGAAGTCAATAACGTCCCCTACCTGAGCGATACAACTATCAATCCCAGCAGTGAAAGAAATAGATCTGTCAATATACTGAGAGACATTTCTTATCTGTCTGGCTGTACGGACAGCCTGACTCATGCTCGTTGTATAAAGTCTAATACGCTGGACTCTCTTTGGTGAACCAGCAAGCAAAGCAGTCTGATTATGTAATTCAATAGTTTCCTTTTGATAATTCTTATCGGCATTATTAAAAGTCATCTCTATAACATTCGGCCGGTTCTTTGATTTCCTCCAGCCCATTGAAAGAGAAGCCATCTTTATATTTCCCATGCCGTACGTCATTGTCGAAGTAGTAGGCTTATCGATTTTATATTGAATAGTTCCTTCTCCGTAAAAAGGAAATCCCTGAAAGACAACTGCGAGTTGATTTAATAAAGACATCGCCCTGACTAAAGAATCAATTACGATATCTAACTTATATCTTTTTTCATATCCACTCGCGCCATCGTCAACTTTCTCTTCGCAATACTTAGCCATCTCAAGAAAGTTTGCAGTTGATATATTTGCCGTATCAATAAAATCCCCAAGCCCGTACACGTTTGAAACGAGTAAATCTCTTACGCACCATAAAGGATTACCGCAATATTGCTCTGAGTAAGTAACACCGTCCCAGGTTAAAGAAGTATCCCCGGTTAATAATCGGAACTCTGAATTTGTGGTATTCCAGTAATAGTCAGCCCAGTCAACCCGATTCCCTCCGTTCTTAACTTCCGGGCAACTAACTTTACGGCCTTTTACAATACAAGTTATGTTCGGACTTGAACCGCTTACTTGTTCATTGGCTAATAATTCAACACCGAGTAATGCAGTATTCGGATAAATCAGATCGTCAAGAGTAATTTCGTCAATAGAATTAATTGTAAGATCGTCACTTATTGTCACACTTGTTGAGCTATTTGAATTAGTTACTTTGATATCCCATTGATTCGAAGCAAGTCCAGTTACGCGCATTTTAAACCTCTGTACGCTTCGACTCTTCCGGGTGAAAGTTTGCTCAACAGTTGTCCAAGATCCTGCGCCTGATACGCTGTATTCAAGTTTGACGGCAATAGACGCCGGGGACATCTCACCTGTCCGGGCGTCAACAGAATACAATCCATTACTGGCAGATAAATTCACTTCGAAAGTCTCTATGTCGCTGTCAACTGTGGTAAATTCATACGTTGAACCCTCTAAAATAGGCAACCCGATTAAATTAACTCTGTGAAGTTCCTGAAAATTTGGAATAGATGTTTGAGTATTAGTCCCATATCTTTCGGTTAAAGTTATCCCGGAAAAATTTGTTGAAAGATTCCCATTGATTTCTACTGAAGAAATATCTTCGATTTCACCTTCACATAAAGCAATCAACATATTTAAATAGTTTTTGTCGCCATCATTATATACCCCTTGGTTAATTAAGTTTCCTCCGGTTCTGTGTTCCCCGTAAATAATAGGGACCGGCCGATTAGGTGAACTTGTCATTCGAATAAAATCAAAGCCATAAGTAGGGGATTCAGATTCTAAATTAACGGTACTTTGCGGAGAGAAAGAATTTGAATGAGATTGAAAGGCCGGGAAGTTAATTAATAAATCATTGAACAGATTATCATCGACAAAACCCGCTAATCGTTGTGTTAAAGCAGACATTCGTATTTCCTCTCTTTTATTTGAAGGTATATTTCAAATCTTTGATGCCAAACAGGATCGTCTATCATATCTATTTGAACACCGTCTTTTGTTACATGAATAAAATCATATTCATCAATCATAATACCAGAATGATTTGTTATGCCGTGTCCGTCATGGAATAAAACTACATCATACTTTAAAGGGAATTGAGTCTTTCTCCATTCAAGGAAATAATACTCAATAAAGAAATTATGGCTTTCCTCTTCTTTGTCTGTTTCATAAAGTTTAAAGCCAAGCTCGTTATAAATCATCAGGATTAATCCGTAACAATCCAGCCCGTGTAAAGTCCGGCCGTTCTCTCTATAGGGGACGGGTAAATATTTATTTATATTTATATCTTTCATCCTGTGAATATCTTCCTTGAAGTTGTTGAAGGGAAAGAACCGATTCTTGAAAAATTATTAAGCTCTTTGCATCGAGCTTTTGTTTTATTACAAGTTGTTTCCGCTCCAGCGTATCCGCATTGGGCTGATTTTAGTACCCAGCCGCAATGATTCCTTGAGAATCTTCTAAGACGTAAATATAAATCAAAGACATTAAATTTACTTGTTAGATTAAATTCAACATAGGTATCCCCAGCAACGTAATTGTCAATATACCAAATATGATATCGTAAATTATCTGTATCGGCTAAAGAGTCATTCCAGACTTTCCAGTATTCAACTTTCAATTCTCTGAAGTCATTGTTCTCAAGATATCCCTGAAAAAGTCTGCTAACATTACCAACTCTTAATTTAACAAAATCAACTTGACCTTTTGAGTTCTCGGAAATATCTTGATGTCTGATATCGAAAGCTGTGTAAGTATTGCTATTGAAAGAAACATCGACATCCCAATCTGCATATCTTAATTCATTAGTGCCGTCATAATCGAAGAAAGTATATAACCAGATCGGGTCGTTACTTAATGAGTTCTTCTTGGGATAAAATTCTGCTGGTACAGTAACAGGCATATCATAACACCTCTCGAAAAGTCACCGCAAAATTATAATTCTGATACCTATTATCCAGAAATGGAAAACTCTTATGAGTGAATTGAATCGTATACGTAACCGAATCATGAGGATTGACCCAAGTGAAAGAGGCAAGTATAACATTAGTTAAAAAGAAATCCCTGACAGCTTCCATTTCCGCCTGTGTATTATTTACAAAAGTAATCCTAAAAACTCTTTGAGAAGAATCGCTTTTTACTCTTTGTTGAACTACCCTGTTTTCCATTTGGGTTTCTAAAATAAACAGTCCTATTTCTTCAGAGATAGATTGATTCGGTGTAAAACTAAATAACGCCATATTAATTATTTCCTTATATCTGCAATCTTCCAGTTTGAAAGCCTTGTTGGACAAGATTTAAAATCATATCTCTATTACGATAAAATTCCTGTGGATTTAATGTGCTAACTTGTAAGTTAACAGTTACCGACCTTCCCCCGCCCTGGTTGCCTAAGTTCTGTGCCGGTTGATCTTTTTGAACGATCTCTTCGCCTTTATGTACCATGCGAAGCCCTGTCTCTGAAACAGATGCTGTACCGATCTGATTGCCTAACAGTTTATTGGCGGCAGATCCTATCAGTCCAAAGATCCCCCCTGCTCCCCCTAATGCATTCGCTATCTTTTGAAGTGCTATCATACGAATTAATTTAGCTATAACACTGGCCAAAGTTTTTAACATAAATCTTCCAAAATTCCTCATAGCGTTTTGCATATTATCCATCGTTCCCATAAAGAAATTGAAAAAGAAATCACCCAGTAAACCTTCCATTCCATTGACTGACTGCTGCATTCCATTTAATAAAGTGCTTTTAGTTTCCTCTGAAAGTCTACCAAACCATTTTAAAACTTTTTCTTTAAAGTCTAGAACTCTTGCTTCAGTTTGGTCTAATTTAGTTTCATCTACGGTGATAGGTAATAATACTTTTTTTTCTGCATTTTCTTTCAATTCTTTTATTTTTTCATTAGCAAACTCCAGATTTGAAGTAAATTTTTTCAGACTTGCTCCCATTGATTCCCCAAGTTCACGAATACTTTTTATATCGTTTTCAGTCATAAATCCTATAAGTTGAGAAAACCCTGACAATCCTGCGAATGCTAATTTAAACGTTTCCGCAATACCAACAAAAGACAGAGCTATCCCACCTACAACATCACGCATATTAGAAAACATTTTTCCTGTATCTCCGCCTCTTTGTTGCATGAAAATCATTTCAACAATTACTCCTTGAGCAAACTTTTTCAAGTCTGCAAAGCCGGCGTTAAGCTGTTGGATCGTTTCAGATAAACTTTGACTTGTAATTCCCACTCGTTCCATTATATTATCACAAGCTTTTAAAACTTCATTAGTAAAAGCCAGCCTCCGTTCCATGTCAGTCAATTCCTCAACGGTTTTCCCTAAAGCTTTCGCATAATTTTTATAAGCATCTTCGGCCTTAACTATAATACCTAAGTTATCAAGGATCATTCTCGATTGTCTCGCTGTACCTAATACAATGGACTCAAACATAAAACTTACATCTTTTCCCATTGCTCGCGCTGAAGCCCTTGCAATTTCCATCATCTTAGTTAATTTAGTAGGATCTAATCCAAGAGTTAAAGCCTGACTCGCAAGTTTAATTGTATCCATTGTTGATATTGCTTGACCCGATGCGGCTTTCAGACTGCTTATAATAGTCTGAGAATTCGCACCATAAGACTTTGCTAAATTATCAAAAGCTTGTTCTTGTTGTTGCATTTGAGCGGCAAGTCCTACTTGATCCCACGCCTTTTTCATTGCGAATAAAGCCGCAGTCACTCCAATAGCATACGCTTTCCAATTCTTTCGGATAGAATCTGAAAACCTTTTCATCCGGCTTTCAGTCTTAATAATTCCCTTTGATGCTTTGTCGTCTAATTTTAATTTAATATTTAGATCTGTACTCGGCATTTTATTTCCCTTTTGGCATATCTATTATTTCGTATTCGTTAATTTTGCTTTCAATAAACTGCATTACATCAATGAATTTCATATCTTCATCTAACCAGCCTCCGCCATTCGGCAGATATCCTTTTTTAAATAAAGAATAAGCCTGTAAGTACATAGCACTCTCAGGATTAACAAGCTTAACAGGACATCTTTTAAGCTTAAATTCATCTGTTGTTCCCTTTTTCCTATAAATTATTTCTTCTTTAAGTTCCGTTTCGCATCCAAGTTTTTCAGCTCTTTTCTTATTACATTTTTGGCAACCGAAGTTCTCATAAGATACTAAGATTGCCAGTGTCAGTTTTTTATTTCTTGTTCACTCGGTTTATTGAAATCAGTTATTTCATTTAATAAAGGCTCGTATAATTCACTTGGTAAAGAGTCAATTATATCATCTGTAGCATCGAGATAATCTTTTTTGACTCCGCCTATTTCAATATTCTTTAAACCTTTAATTCCCAATTTCAAAACTTCAATTATGCTATCCATACTTTCCTCAGCAGTTTCCTCAACATTCTCTTTATCATCTGAGAATGTCTGACAAAGTTTTAATAGCTTTGCTTTTTCCCTATTCTTAAGACTCTTAATAACAAATATCGTGTCGTCATCTACCTCTTTTAATTTAACATCTTTAGTATGTCCTAAACTTAGCATAAATAGTCCCCCTTTTTATTAAGTGTATTTTACCATAAATTCGTTATTACCCGTTCCTGATTCGTTCATACTCAAAGCAAGTTCTTCAGTTGTATGCCCGTTCCTGTCACCCATCGCAATGGTATCAATAGTCACACTTACGCCGGACATTAAAATGATATTACCAGCCGCCCCTGAAATCGTTGCTTGAAAAGTCTTTCCTGAACTTCCTGACATAATATTATGAAAGTCCTGTTCAGCAAATAGATTTGTTTCAGGATCAAGAGTAAGAGTAGGACTTCTTTTTGTAATCTTATAACCTTTGATCGAACGCACGTTGTTTACGTCAGTTCTTTCAGAAATTTCATTTCCAAGATCAATATTAAAATTCGCGACTACTTGAGTCGTGTCGGAATCGTAAGTTAAGTTTACGCTTGATACCTTATTCGGTAACGTTGAATCAACTGTTACGCTTCCCGGATCTGACTGGTCAGTTGGACTGTTGCTCAATCCTTTAAATGTAAAACTAATAGTCGGGATCTGTCCGGCTTCGTTATTGAATACGGCATTGCCAACGCAACCTGTAATTATATGACGTTTATAATCTCCGCTCGCAGTGTTATTCACTTCATAATAATAAATTGTACACGTTTCAAAACTCGCTGATCTTGGTTTAAAAATGTTATGGGTTGATGCTAAAGTTTCTAATTCCATTCCGCAAGCTCTTAAAAGAATACCGAAGTCTGGAGCTGTCCCGGCTGTCCCTGAACC